AAGGCATCAACCATATGTTCTAGGTCCTCTCTTGAGAAGGTTTTCTCAGTACCTAGACTGTCTATGTGGGTTCCTGGCGTAAAGATAGCTACGTTTTGAAGTATAGCATCAAATTCTTGTGTCATAGAATCCTCTGACCACCTACTGTGAGGATAGTAAATACCTTTATTGCCTAGACGGCGCCCTAAACCATCCATTATGTTGTTAATTTCTTGTATTAGTGGTATATCCATATCCCCAGCAAGCTTAATGCGCTGGCCTTCAAGTAGATTAGCTAACCTATCTAAAAGGTCTCCAGGCGTATCCCAAGGTATACTAAGTATATTCTCTAAAGTCCTACGAGCATCATCATCCTCTGGACCTTGAAACTCCTGTTGCTCGTATTGCACCATCGCCGTTGATTGTAACAGCAACTCAGCCTCATTTGCAGGCCACAACGCCGTTACAAAGGTTCTAATTGCAGATGCGATGTCAGGGTCAGATGACCTCTTACGTTGTAGTTCTATAAGAGCTGTATAGGCATCCTCTCTATCCATCGCCCCGACAGATACTTGGTCCAGGAAAAAGGCAACAATGCCAGCGATAGAGCTGCCTTCAAAGGCAGTATCAACATTTTCCTCGTTCTCGGATGGGAATTTACCACTTATCTTCTTGTGGAGAGCAGCGCAGTAGCCTTCAGGAGAATCCTTCTCCCGATTTGCTGCCACTCAAGCGGCAAAGTCTTTATATTTACCAAATGGCATCTAGTTTCCTCAGATATCAGAGCTTTTAACTCTAGCTCTTAATATAACCCTATTATAGGTAGGTTGTCAAGCTAAATAGTTGCTTCAGTTATTATGTCATGTAAAAGTAACACTTTGCTAATGGGGAAAGATAAATCTTTATATACAAGTGATATAGTTATGTAAAACACTAACTGCAAGAGTTATGTTAGTTACCCCTGCGATTCCCATATTGGACCTGATACAGTCTCAATCATATCTTTTAGAGTTCCAACAGTATCTTGCCAACCCTGTTTAGATGCAAAGTTAACCATATGGTGTAGAAGCCCTGTAGCATCTCTAATTTTTCTTTGGTTAGCAATTATAATCGAATCGGCAGTATGCATCGCTGAATAATCGGTAGCATCACGTAATAGCCTTCGATTCATCGTTATTATCTCAAAGAAGCCTTTAATTATATTTACAGTATCCTTAGCTTCCTGAATTAAGTCCTCAGGGTCTCCTTGAAAGTGATACTCTGCATCCTCTTCAAAGATATTACTCCGCTTCAAGATGTTAAGTAGTTCCCAATCAACATCAGTGAGTTTTAATTTACCTAGTGCATAGAGGTCTTGCATATCTTCCCACTCGGGGACTCGGCCTAGGAGCCATGTAGCTTGCTTCATTACTTGGTGGAGGATATCGTATTGAAGGTCTTCAGGTCCACCCTGAAACTGTTGTTCAGCTAAGTTGCTGCTGGCAGTAACCTCAGCTATAGCATCATCCACCATGCTAAGGAGCAATATCCTGACATTTGGACCGCCTCTGTAACCACCGCTTGTTCGCCGAGCTTTGGTTCTGGCTTTGATTAGAGCATCGAGGGTTCTGTCAGCGTCTATGATTCTGGTACGGTATTGCTGCATCAAGCCGTCGATTCGGGACTTTAGCTTCTTAACATCTGGATGGCGTGCTGCACCTTCTGGGGAACGATGGATATTTTCTTTGGTTTCTTGCGTTCCTCTAGCACTTTTAGGTACGCCTCTAAGGAAGTCAAAGATGCCAAATTTCTGTGTATTCTCCTCAAAAACATCTTTAAGGGCTGTAAAGCCTCTGAGTCTACCCGCAATCAGTTTACCACCTACACTAGCGGCTGCACCTGCTACAGCACCAACTGTGATGGCTTTCCCGGTCTTAGTTAAAGGTTTTTGCTCTGGAGTATCAGTTATACCCCCACCACCCCCAGGACGAGGAGTTCCACCTCCATCATCTTTATCTACACCATCTTTACTTTGCCGCTCTTGCTCAGGTCGCCGTGCAGATTCCATTTCCTCGGGTGATACCCATAATTCTTGATTACCACTACCTAAGAGTCTAGCTAGTTTACCGCCAGGGAGTCTGCTACTAATTCCAGATTCTATCTTCTTGGCAGTTTCCATAGCAGCGGATTGGTCTTTAGCTCTGATAAATACAGCGACGCCACGACCTTTCTCGTCTCGGAATACGGCAACAAACTTCTCGCTTTCAGATATGCTACGTCCAGCCTTGGATTGCGTACTTCTATCGGGGTTCATTCGTACTGATTGTTCACGCTTTAGGGCTATCCCAGCTACCGGTTGTGCAAACTCAGAGATTGTGTAGGTTCCATCATCTTCTTCAAATGCTTCAAGAATTTCATCACAATCCTCCTCCAGATTGATTCTACGTTGTAGGTTATCCCTTACCTGCTCCACAACACGTAGGAGTTCAGTATCAGCTTCACCAACACCAACATTCATACGCATTAGCCGGTCCCAAAAGGCGTTTACATCACGCAACAATGTTTGAGGTGTGTAAGCGTCGTTCTGAAGCATCCTATCGAACCTACGACGTAACTCATCCATTACAGGCCCAGGACCAGTATCTAAATAGCCTCCTTTTTGACCTCCCCAAAGTTTCTTATAAGGCTGAAACTGATAATCAGATTGTTCCTCATACCGAAGAATCACGGTTTTAGCGGTTTGGAGAAACTGTACCAAATCCTGTAGCTTAGGCTCTAGAGCGTTACGTAGTCCTCCCATATTTAGATAACCGTCTATGGTGGTAAGTGCTGCGGTGCGACTAACAGCAATCCAGGCGGTAGGGTCATCATGGTCAGGGTTCTGAATCTCATGGATTAAATCGTTGATTTCGTGCCGAACCTGGGACACAAAATTAGGGACTAGGTAGTGTGGGATATCATCTTCAGCAAAGATACTTAAAGCTAAATCCTCAGAAGCCTCCATAACCTCTTCTTCGGGGATTGCTTCCTCTTCCTCTAACCCTTCATCTGTCTCCGGGATTTGTAGAGGCCCTTCGAGAGGCTTTAATCCTAGTTGAGTGCGGACCCGATTGCGGAGTTCAGTATCATTCGGGTCAAGCATATTGGCACCGATTAGGGTATTATATGCCTGAGCCAGACTTTGTAGGTTCATATCATGGGGTCTGAGCCACTCAAGGCGAGGATATTCAGCTGGATGTAGATTGTTGACTTCGAAAATCCATGGAATTAGCTGCCGGTTCCATACAGAGAGCATCTTTTCTTGGATTGACCTTAGAGCAAGGCCAAAGAATGTGGTCATTTCGTCAGCAAGGGCTTGAGTCCCTACAGCCTCAGACCCTAGGCTTATGAAGTCAGCGAAGAAGCGTTGGCGGATAAGATGCTGCCAATCTCGTATCATCTCACGAACATTGTAGACTTTGTTGCCACCGCCGTAGGCCTCTAGTGTTGCGCCACCAGGTAAAATCACATAAACGGCTTCGTCCATGCGGAAGCCCTCTAGTGCAGAGGCTAGATTGTCCAAATCGGTTTGGGTGTACTTAACACCCTCTTTCAAAGTAACTACTGGGGCATTACCAACGTCACGTTCTGCTCCGATGGCCTCAATAGTCTCTAGATTCTTCTTGAAAAACCACGGACGGTAGAGAGAACGGAGGATTCCACGACCCTGGGGGTTACGTTTTCGACCCCGAAAGGTGAAATGCAACAACTTATCCATCGGTGCGGATAGAATCTTACCGTTCTTATCCCTCTGATTGAAGCTCTTTACACGCCCAAATTCGTCGATTTCTCCCCATGTATCAAGGGATTCTTGCCCAATTGGTATCAATGCTGTGAGGTACATCATGCCATCAGTACCTTTTTCTACAACTTTTTCGCTTATGGCAAAGCCCATATCCATAAACTCAAGCATTTCCTCGACATGAGATGTCCATTCGAGGTCAGGCATCTTGAATAGGTTTTCTTCAACGAAGGCTTTAGCCATCATATCGGCTTCATCGTCACTGGCAGCAATAACCTCAAAGGGGGATGCTAGTAACGGTGTCTTTATGGCTTCAAATAAGCTGCCTATAACTACATCATCTTGCATTTCCTGGTAGACTTTAACCGCACGGCTCCAGGGCTTGAGTTCGGAGAGATACTCCTCATTCATTTGCCCACGCCATATGGATAGGCCCGTATTTAACTGAACTGCTGTAGATGTTTGTGAAGCCCTAGGCTTACGCTTTCGTGGTGAAGGAATTTTTGTAGTATTTGCGGTTCCATTTAATTCTGTTACCATTATTACTGTACCTTCTCCGGAATATACTCAGCTATACCACAGCTTATATGGACCCAGGACCAACTTTTATCTGACGGAGCATATAGTAGCCATTCTTTTAATGCTGTTAATTTTTGGCATTGTTTGCACCATCGGCTAAGTACATCCTCTAGAGGGTCAGGTGGTCTATTATCCATCAACATTTAATGAGTTCTCCAACAACATTTAGCATTGAGGTTGTAGATAGCATCCTCATATTTAGCGACTTCTCCAATTTCTGGTGGTTAAGAATTTACCCCATTCACGTTTTGGAGTTGCAGGAGTTTGATTTCTGGTTTTATACATCACTGGGACAGGCGGTGCTTCTGACAACAGCGTATGAAGAAAGTATCTCATAGCATCCATACCGTGATTGTCTTTATCTTGGGGTGTTTCCCTATCATTTTGGTTTTTACGTTTATCGCTCCAGCGGTAGTTACCAAATTCTTCTGCTGTGGAGGTAGGCTTTGACTGTCTTTGTAGGTCATCATCTACCTCTACTAAAGCGTCATCAAAGATATGGACTTTACCATCGCCTAGAAGCTCATATGTGGTCTGGATTCCAGGCCCTACAGCCTTATTTGCTATTGTGGAATCAACACTTTTGTCGTCTAGCGTGGCTCTATCCTCAGCATCATGGTCTGCAAAGGTGTCGGATACAAATTCAGGGTAGCTTTTAATTCTTGCCGCATGGGTTTCAACTATCCTCTTGGAATAATATATCTCCCGGTAGAGATAATAGCCTTTTATATCGTCGATTTCTTCGTCCTTGGGGCAACAAGCCCACCACTGACACACGAATGGGTTGGTATATCCAAAATCTATGCTTCGGTAACGAGGCCAATGTGGAGGTATGTCGAATGGAGGTATTACCAAATCAGGAATCTCTATATGGTCATAGACCAGACCTTCGAAGCCTATCCACTTACCGAATACATAGCGGTCTCTATAACGCCCAGTAAATTTCATCAAGGTAGCTTTGTAATCGTCTGGTAGGAAAGGATTATCTAGGGTATTGGATTCTATTACCTCCCGGTCAGGGTCATTGTCTAGATAAAACCTCTTGTAAAGGTAGTGTTGGGGCGATGCAGGGTTCGTGGCCATGAACATTTGGCGGAATGGAACTGTGGTAAGCCTCAATCGCCCTAGGAGCATCGTGTAATCTTCCTCGTCTAGCTCAATAACCTCATCTACAAATATCCAACCGACCTCTAAACTGCCTATTTTTAGAGGGTCATCGAGGCCCAGGAAGAGGATTTCGCTGCCATTCTCAAGGGTACAGATGTGGCTTTCTTGGTTATATGTATGTGGGATTATGCTTTGAGGGGCTGTATAGCGGAAGAATGTGTCCATCGTGGTGTACCTTAGACTCGCATAAGTACGGCGGAGGATTAAACCACGGTTTCCGGGATACCTCAGAGACAGGAATAGGGCCTTCTCACAGCCGGTTCGGGATTTACTGGCCCCAAAAGCACCGCTGAACATCAGCTCTTTGGTAGTGCTCTCCATAAACTGGCGCTGGGCTGGTATTTTGCTGGTGTCGAACTTAGCTATCGGAGTGGTCATTATTACTCCTTAACGACCTCTATACCACTTGCTGTAAGAGTTGCTCCTTCGATGATGATTTCTTCCAGCGGGGTTCCTACTGTAGGTTCTGCGATTACAACAGATGTGCCTTCGACTACAGCGTTTGGGAAGTTATCCTCAAAGTCGTATAGCTTGACTTGGTGAACAATCTTGCCCAGATGGACTACCTTTTCGTTGAGTACACCTTGAATCTTGGCTATAGTTTCCTCAGCTCTGAGTCTTACGGTTAATAGGGCAGGAGCCTTATCGGGGTAGAGATTGTTGTAGTAGATGGCGTCTCTTTGTAGGAGTCTTAGTCCTTCTATGCGTTCAGCAGCCAACTCGTGGACATCATTTTCGTGCAATTCACGGAGTTCAGTCCTCTTGATGTTGAGGTCTTGTATGATGATTTTGCGGGTTACCAACTCTGATGTGGCAATCTCGTCTATAGAGAAGGCACTAAGCCACTTTTTTATGACTCTATCCCGCCGCCGGTCTAGTTCCAGCGATTTTTCGGCGGTATTATATAGCGACTTCTCAACTGCACTTTCAGTAACCATAGCCAGACCTCGCTGTAAATGTTTCCGTCATAACATCGTAAGCCAAGTGTAGCATAAGGTGGTGCTGTGTGTAAAGGTGAAAAAGTGTTGCAGTTATAATGTCATGTGAATCTGTTTTGGTGAATTTTGCCTGTAGTGGTATGTGGACGATTAGCACAAATGTTCGGATAAAGACCTAGGTGGGTTCTAGAACATCTGTTCTACGACGAATTTCGTAGGAATAAATAAATATATGATGCCTATTCGTAATGGCATAGCTTCAACGATAGACGAATTCCGTAATGATTAAAAGATTATGCGACGATTACCATGCACACAATACGTCACATATGTTACGAATACCATGGGTTAATGTATAAGAGATAATAGCATTTCGTAGGAGAGAGCTTAAATCGTGTTGCCTTATCGTTGCCGACGAATATCGACAAGTGTAGCACTAGATATGACGTATTCACTATGACCTACGCTCAAAGACGTCGAATTACATACATGATTGGGCCGAAAATGACTTGAATTCTCACGCTTGGTATGCTAAGATTTAGATGTACTTTGACGGCATAAATCGAAGGAGGCGATAGATGCCAAAACTAGAACGGGCGTACCAAAAATAATTTGATAGGGAGTATCTAAATTGACTACTGAAACCAACATTCAAGCTGACCTGACCCAAGCCATCTCCGACGCCGCCAGAATTCGGGCGGAGATTCAAACCCGAGCCACGAGTGAGGAGTCATTCGACGTCCAAGCGGCCGAATTGTCGATTGTCAACGCCAAAATCCGGGAATTGACGATATCCGCCAACGAAGGCGAGCGCATTGAAGTTTCCAGTACCCTATGTCAAGAATTCGCAACGTTAATCGAAGCCTCCGACCTTGAACGTCTAATCGGGGAGCCCGTGATGGCGGTTTACGTAACCAAAACGCTAGGCGATGGCGAAAATAGTGACATTTGGTCTATACAAGTGAACCCAAAAGCTAGAGTCGCAACGACGAAAAGCGCAACCAAGGTGTCTGGTGGTAGTCGCAAAACGCAACAATTCAGAGTAGATGGTGGCGAAATCATGAGTGCTTTTGATTTCAGTGTAGCCTATGCGACAGAGGAAGACGCTAAGAATTCCCTTCATGTTGAAGTCGATGGCAAGCGAAAGTGGCCAACGAAACCCATATTCCTAGACAATGCAGAAACCGCCTTGGTAGCAGCTGGGCATACAGTGGAGCGTATCGACCCAAGCTAAACCTTTAGCACATATGTTCTAGGGCGTTGGAGTAGCGACCAGCGTCCTTAGAGCTTGGCTGTTAATAATAGCCTCTCTCTTGGGGGGGTTATTACTAGCGCTAAGAAAAATAAAATTTAAGCCGCGGGAGGGGTAATGAGTTCCAAACCAGAGGTTCGTGTTTCATTTGGTGGGGAGATTATCTTCAATGAGTTACCGCTGGCAAGTCTATGTGGTCACTCTGACGCAGATATACCCGTCCAATGGTCAGCGAATCAATACAGCGAGGCTACTCACCTCATATGTGGGAATTGCTATCGCAAGGGCGATTATTACGCTGTGAGGCGAAAAGTTGAGGGAGCATAATGTTAGTCCAATGTATGGCCTGTGGTCGTGAATATATCATGGTATTACCGACCTGTTTGGTAACACACATCGACGGTACTGTGGAGACTATACCTATGCCAGAGAAGTCTTACTGCGCGGTCACGGGTATCAAGGCTGAGTACCAATTGGTCACTGTTGACACCCACAACGAAGATAATTGGAGAGAGGAGAGATAAGCTATGGAACCACAGTATTTAGACCAGTACGGAAGTTGGTACAGAATCGTCGATGGCGACTTAGAGTGTACCCCAGCTTGGTTTGATGGGTCAATCGACGTTGACGAATGGGGCCCAGTAGAAGAACCCGCACCTAACACCGGGGGATGGGAAGAAGCAATCGAGTTTCTCAATGCCATCAATGAGAGGTTTAAGAGCCAATTCACACCGAGCCAATTTGGGCTTAACCGGAATTTCTACCTCAAGAAAGGGTATACCCCAGCACCAAAGATTCTCCACCTCTGGCATATTGACCCTCAGGAGAATCCTATATACCATAGCCTCGTTATCTCGACCCTTCACAGTTTCCTAGAGGCCAACGCTGAGTCATTCTCACCCGAGGAAATGATGTCAATCAACCTCCTGGAAGTTGGTGCAATTTATACCATGGGCGTTCATGCTGGTTGGGTAACTATCAAGCGGGTACAATAACCTAAATACAAGGTGATGGAGTTGCTACTACCTACCATAAGTTTGATTTTATTTGACCTAAACTAGGTCGGGGGGTGTAATGGCTACCACGGTACGCATAGCCTGTCCACTGTGTATCTTCCACAGAGATTTCACCGGTGGTAAAGGAAGAAAAAAGTTTATCAGGGAGGTTTACGACCATATCCATGGGATAGGTAAGTTTGATGGTGGTCACACATTTCGCTCTGTTTGGCACGAACCTAATATGAGGTCACGGAATTATATCTTCTCCACACAGCGTGACCCCAAGGCCCTGGTGCGTGGTGATGACCGTTACCTAGATGCACTACGGCGAAACAAGATACTAGAGCCATTCATGGCAGAGTTAACCCCTCTGGTATCTGATGTAGGTGAAATACTCAGTGACCTATGGATGTATAATATCACAGTGGGCGATAAGGATAACTAACCTTGTTTTACTTCGCCATACAACCTAATGGTAGCCTGGAACTTGAAGAAGGAGGTGGCAGCTTCACACCCATTGGCTATATCCCACCGTGCCCTAATTGCCAGGGAAGAAAGACCCTGTTTTCGGCTTTATTATACCTACGCCTAGGCAACGATTGGGGCTGGATGTGTACGGAATGTGGTGACACATTTACTTTGGAATGGAGGTAACAGATGCCTATACCTGAAATGGAAACATTAGTTGGTCAACTAGCTACCGTGGTCTATGAGATGGTCGTGGAATGGGAAACTAATCACGACGGTGATGCCTTCAACGAGAATTACCCTTTCCATATGTCGCTAGATGACCTAGCGGTATCCATCAATGATTGGCACTACACGATACAAGGAATGGTGGCAGATGTTAAACCCTAAGCAACAGTATATCAATAATAACCCTTGCCTAGAGATAGAGGGTGCTGTGAAGGGTGATATATCCTCACAAAACCTTAGCTTTGGAAATACAGAGTGGACTATAACCTGCGCGTGTTGCAACGGAGGAGGTGAACACAGTTGGAGTCCCTCAGGGTTTGATGTTGACCCTGATGGTGGGGTCTATCCCTGTGAGATATGTTCTGGCGAAGGTCAATTCCAGACCACAATTTGCTCGGCTATGAATTAAACCTAAAGGAGGAAACTGATGGACATTACAACCGTTACCATCTATTGGCAGAAGTCAACCAAGAACAAGGAGGTCTATGCCGAGGTCGTCCCGGAAGGGCAGGCTAAGGGTATCGACGGTTTCTATATAGCCAAGTCGTTGGTAGGGTCACCTGCCCCTACGGCTATAGAGTTAACCTTTACACCTAAGGCTTAACGGTTCCTGTGCTGGGGATGCTAACAATGTCAATAGTGTCCCTAGCCAGGAGGTGTTATAGCTTCAACGGCATAGCACTAATTCGTAACCAAGGAGGTCGCATCTGACGAATTTCGTAACAAAGTGGCATAATATTGACGAATAACGCCACGAAAACACCTTGACACGACGATATCTTGGAATGTATAATTAGATAGGAAGAAAATTAGTACGGAGGATAACCATCATGGACGGATTTACGGTCAGTGGAATTTCAGTACCCAAGTCTAGGTTCGAGGTCAGTGTTCAAGTGCCTAAGGCTCCAGAAACAGTGGAGACTCTACCCTCTCAACCTGTCGCAACTACTCAGCCTCATTCACTGGGGATTCCAGTCAAACAGCCTTATATCATCAGCGAGTCCAACAAGGCATTCCTAGAGGCTGTAGATTCCATGTCAGCGGCAGGTCGAAACACCAACATACTGGTTACCGGAAAACAAGGCATCGGCAAAAGTGAGTTGGTAGTACAATATGCTGCCACGAGAAATCGACCTCTGGCTACACTGGAAATTGGTAACCTCGCTGAGGCATCCCAAATCTTCGGTCGCATGGACCTCAAAGATGGTGCCACTACTTATGTCCCCGGATTGTTTACCGAAGCCATCACGACACCAAACGCGGTAGTACACTTGCAGGAAATCAATCGACCTGAGAATGATAAGGCTCTTAATGCCATCTTCAGTGTCCTCGACGATACCTACAGGGCCATTTGGATAGATGAATTGCAAAAGACCTTGAAGGTGGCTCCCGGTGTTACATTCTTTGCCAGCCTCAATGAAGGGTTCGAGTTTATCGGTACCCTACCTCTCGATGAGGCACTACGCAATCGCTTCCAGCTTAAATTGGATTTAATCCCACTACCCCGAGCACAGGAACGAACTGTCCTAATGCTTAAGGCGAAGCTAACCGAGAACCAGGTGGATATCTTGCTTGACCTAGCCGATAGACTTCGGAACAACACGCAAGAACCTGTCTACCTCAGCACCAGGGATTTGGTCAACATCGCTATCCTCATACAGCATGGGCTATCACCAACAATGGCGGTCAAGGGTGTAGTTGGCACCGGCATGGACAAACTTGAATCCGTGTTATTCTCAGAACACCTAGCAGGACGTGGACAAACTCAAGAGGAGGAAAAGTATGGTGTCCTCTAAGCCATCACTATCGGACCAGTGGCGAATCAACAAGTCGGATGTACTGGCCATCGAGTTGGCTAATAGTATCCGTGCATTGAGGAAGGTTATCGGGGTAGTAGACCCTGGTGAAATGCACGTTAGCTATGCCTGTTCCAATGAGTCGTATAACGATGCCTCGGCCCATAAGATTGTTATTGACCCAACATTCGCTACCAAAAAGACTCCAATCAGCCCGGAGGATTTCGACGTTCTGGTTGGATTAGCCGCTCACGAAGGCTTACACTCTAGGGTAGGGTCAGCTAATGCCATCATCCATGATGCAAGACAATCCGTTGCCAATCAAGTATCTACCATCGGTGAGGAAATCTACACAGATACCTGTGGTAGAAAGCAGTATCCGATACTAGGGCAATACATCAACAAGGCGCGTCGGGCCTATGATGTGGATAGTGATACTATTCCTTGGGGTGATATATTCAACGCCTGGAAAGCTATTGCCATCTACGGGCATCTCGAACCCGTTGACCTTTCACCATCGGTACAGAAACAGCTAACCCCGGTAATGGAATTAACCAAAACACTGATGGAAGAAACTCTTGACCCTCCTCGACGGAAACAGTTATACCAGGAAACAGCAGGGAAGCTAAGGGAACTCTTTAGGCAAGATGAGATTGCCAACACGATTAGCGGTAAGTCTCAAGAGCCTGAGATGGTGCTAGAGGGTGGTAAACCGGCTGTAAAGACCCAAGTGCCTAAGGCTAAGGCTTCGGATACTCCAGACTCGGGTGATACTAAGTCTGAGGCTAATAGTAACCCAGAAGCTCAACCTGGTAGCTCAAATGACTCAGAGCTAAAGGAAGCTGGTAAAGAACCTACACCAGAGGGTAGTCAAGATGATATACCTAACGTAGAGAGTGACGAAGAACCTCCAGAGCCTACACCACCCCAGGACTTAGACTTACCTTTCCATACCCCACTCTCTCATATCCCTGAGGAATTGATGGAGAAGGTTCAAGAAGTCCTTGACTCCCAAACCGAAGATATTACTATTGAGGTCAATAAACTCCTCGGAGAAGGTGAAATCAGTACCGCGAATCATGGTACCATCATCTGGAAACACGC